GTGCTAAGAAAAGTCATACCGCCTGATGAAGCAGGTGCAGCCCACTTGAGGCCAGTCGCGGTGCTTGAATCAGCGGTGAGAACTGTGTCGTTTGCACCGACCGCAAGGCGAGCAGGTGTATCTGCTGCGGTTGCTGAAATGAGATCACCCTTAGCATCGACAATGGCGTTCTGAATGGCGTTTGAGTCATCCTGAGCTACCCATGAGAAATCAAGGTCTGTGCCTGATGCCTTAGCTAACACCTGGCCTGTGGTTCCACCTTTAAGGTCTACCAGCGCGGTATCAATATCTTGGCCAAGTGCAGCGATAGCGGTTGCGCCATCCTTTACCAGGTCGGTGGATTGAGGAATATCCCATCCAAAGTTAGTGGTTGTTGTTGCCATTACGCTACCGCTCCAATCGCTTCTAGCCAAGTTAGGCTGGTATTAAGTGTGTTCCATGTTTCCGCTGCATTTACCTGCTCCCATTTTACCGCAACCTGAGAGAAACTCACAGGAGAAGCGTTAAATGTTACAGTAAGATTATTAAGGCTTGCTCTGAATGTCCAGCCTTCGATATAGCCCTGGAATGACCCACCTGTGATATTTGGCGGTAGATTCTGAATCCAGACTGGCTGGCCTAAGAATATATTAATGAGGGCATCTCGGTCAGCATCGTCTATTTCAGGATTGCCAAGTACAAAAGTAATGTTTTGGAATTTAGGGTAAGGGTTGCCTCGAAGCTCAATGTAGCGATCTGCTAGAGCTTCTGCATCGATAGTGTTTTTGATGCGAGATGTGTAATTCTCAGCGTATACCCCATAGTTTGCCTGGCTTACAGGGTCTGTCGCGGTATAGGTTTGGTTGCCGTTATTGTCGTAAACGATGGTGTAAGAGTTGCGTAGGTCGCCAGCTCGGGTTGTGGCTGATAGGCCAATTCCGTTGGCATGGTTAGCATCTAGCGTGGTATAGCCATTATTGGCCAGGTAATCCTGGCGATGAGTTGAATCGGCATAACCTATATTGCCGTTTGCATCTTCGTAAAGAACGCCAAAAGCTGATGTAGCAATAGCGGTTGTTAATGAATAAAGGTCGGTATTGCTGGCAGAACGCGAAATCATGTCGTAGCTACCAGGTCGGTCAATATCGCCTAGTCCGATGTTTACGGCTTCTAGCCATGTTTCGGTAGGGTCATAGGTAGCCCATGTTTGAGCCGCTGGCACGTCATTCCATGATCCAAGCAAGTAGCCTGATAAAAGAGTATAAATCTGGTCGCCATCTTGGTCTTGGCTTAATATGCCTTCATCGATAATTTTAGGTAGCTTAGCTAAAGCGCCAAGTGCGGTAATAGTCGCTACTGTGGTGTAGCCCAGAGAACCAGCACTATTGACGGTAATTGTAAAGTCTGATATTGACCCGCCAAAGATAGGGATATAAGCCCCAACGGAATCTGTGACTTCTACGGTAATGCCAGAGCCTACGTTAAAGTCATAAGTAGCATTATTAAAGTTGAGCAAAGAAAGCTGGCAATACCCTGCTACTGGTTGCTGGTAAATATCTGTACGCCCAGATGTAATCGTAAGGTCGGCTATTGTGATATTGGATAGCTCGGTACCATTGACGATAACCTTGTAATCGGGTGTGTAGGCGGTCATTAGAAGGCGAAACCTGCCGCGCCTAGTGTGCCTCGAGCCTGAGAGTTATTGAGTACGTTTACGATTGTTCGAGCGGTGCCTTCTGGATCTATAGCTCCATTGACGGTTATGTTGGTCTGGCTAGATGTCTGGCTGACCTTTGGCACGGTTGGTGAAGCTACTCTAGGCGCTGGTGTAGATACGTTGTCGTTGCCACCAAAGAAGCCAGAAACGGCTGAAGCCGCTGAGCGGATAGCATTGATGATGCCAGTAATGCGCTCGTAGATATTGTTCAAGGTTGATACGAATCCTGCAAAGGTATTAATAACCCCAGCGATAATCTTGCCAAGAGCCGTAAAAGCTGCGCCTAGAACCTTGCCTAAGAATGGCGCTAGGAAATCCTTTGCAAAGTTATAGATAGCTACCATGAAATCATAGAATGGCTGAAGCTCTTCATTATTCTCAGCAAGTGAATTCTTGACTGAATTAAAGGCGTTGCGTAGGCCATTAATGATTGGCTGAATTACCTTGATGACTGGCTGAAGCTTTTCGCCAAGATTGCTAGTAAAGTCAGATATGGCTGGTATAACCTGATTAACGATAGTTTCGACCATAGGGGTAATGGCATCTAGAATAAATGCGCCTACGGTTTCTTTGCCTTCATCGAAAGCGATCTGTAGTCGAGCCATCTTGCCAGCAAAGGTATCTGCCTTGACTGAAGCCTGATTCTCGAAAGTATCTGCGAGCTTGGCGGTAATCTGCTCCATGCTCATTGTCTTGAGCTGAGCTGATGTTAGCCCTATGCCTAGCTTGGCTAGTGAAGCGGTATTGCCTTCAGCCGCTTTAGCCATTGCATTGGTAACGGCCTCAAGTGACTTACCTGAACCCGCTGCAACATCGATTGCAACAGTCTGTAGTTCCTGAGCCTTCTGTAGATTGCCAGTAGCTCTTGCAAGGCGCTCTAGGGATGGTCTGAGCTCGTCATCTGTAACCCCGAAGGCTAAAGATGTCTTGGTAATGTAATCCTCTGTAGCGGCTATCTGAGCCTCTGTAGCACCCGTTACATTCTTAAGTGTAAGTGCCAGCTTTTCTTGAGCGGCGGCATCTGCTATGGCTGACTTAACGCCATCGATTGCCAGCTTGCCAGCGTAGGCAACGGCGGCTGCTCCTGCGGCTGCAAAAGCTAAGCCAGCCTTCTTACCAAAGTCTGAAATCTTATCGCCAAAAGTTGAAACATCATTATCGGCCTTGTTGAGATTCTTAGTAAAGTTATCAACATCGGCAAGGAGCTTGAGCGTTAGCGCTCTGGTACCTGTAGCCATTATGTCCACTCCTTCAGAATCTTATCGAATGATGCTGTCCATCTAGCGACTATCTCAGGTTGAATCCTGCGAAGCGTTGGATAGATAAACCAGCCTCTAGATCCGCGACCTTCACGACCTGACCAGACTGGGAATTGCTTATATCTATTAGAACCGAATTCAGCACCGCCCCAAATGTCTTTGGTGGTTGCCCCACCTGAGAACTTCTGAGAAGCGAATCCATAAGTAATCTCACCGATTCGGCTTGACTTCTTAACGCGAGCGCCTGAAGCAATACGATCATCTACCTTGTTACGGGTACGGCTTGCGCCCTTGATTACCTCAGCTTTTGCGTAATCCGCCAATGCTCCCGCTTGGCGTTTAGCTTCATCGTTGGCCTCAACGGACATTCCTTTAAGCGCCTTGAATACCTGGCGAAGCTCGCTTTGGTCTAGTGCTACTAGCTCACTTGCCACGATTTCTCTCTTCCAGTACCTCAATAGCGGTTAGGATGTCCTCACCTGTTCGCCAGTAATCCATAGGGATTTGAGTAGCGATTGCCAGCTCTACTAGGAGTCGGCTTACGCTTCCTCTTGCATGGCTTTTGGGCTTTCGTCACCAACCTCTACGTCAGCGACTGATTCCATCCACACATCTAGCGGCTTAACTGGCTTGCCACCTGCCTCACGCTTCATGGCGCTATGAGATACATAAAGAATATCCCACATGCCACCAAACTGAGAGATTACCTTTTTAGTGGTCATCTCCCATTTGGCGTAGTCTGGCGGGCGAACCTGATAAGTGGTTTCGGTTCCGTCTATATATTTAATTGTTATGTTTTGTTGCATTTGTTTGCTCCCGTTTCTAGTTTTTAGCTAAAGGTTTCGACAACCTCGCCCTTTGCGATCTTAAATGTAAAGTCTACAGTCTGAGCATCTGTTCCAGCTCCACCTGCGGTTGGATATTCTGGAAGAATTGGGAAGACGAACTGAGCGCCTGTAACAGCGGTCATTGTGACTGAAATTGTGGTATCTGGTGTTTCAGCTGCAGCCCAAAGAGCCTCGCATACTGAGTTAGCCTTGCCCCAGTCAGCCAACATTGAGAGTGCAAAAGTACCCTCAACATTCGTCGTTTTGTAGGCCTCACCATCAAGTGTCTGAAATGTTTCGCGAAGGTTTGTCTTGGTGAGGATTGCTGATGTAGCTTGAGCATCGATATCTGTTCCACCTGTGAAAGATAGAGAAATATCGCGACCTGTAATTACCTGGGTTGCCATGTTTATCCTTTAGTTTGATTGAGTGTAGTAGGTGGAAACTCTGATATCAGCCACTAAGCAATTAGATGGCCCTACTTGAGTTACCGTTGGTTTTTCGACCGCTCCGATCGTGTATCCCGCTGGGATTACTTTCAGAACACTTATGACGAGCTGCTCAAGGTTGTCGAGCGAAGCAGGGTTGGAGTTATATGCGACTGCAACCGAAATGACGAGATTAATCTTTGTGTGAAGCGTGGTCTTGCCTAGTGTTTCAAGCTCAAGATAAGGTGAATCGGGTACTGTGACTACAAATGGCACCATTGGAGCTTCTGGCACATATGCGTAGACGTTGCCAGCTACCCCTGCAAAAGCATCGGCTAAAGGCTGACGAACTGTGTCGAGAATTGTATTAGGCATTATTGCACCATTGAATCGGTGTCGATGTACGCCCCTAGTAATCCCGAAACGCGATTAAATAAACTACGGCCTAGACGGTATGGGCTAACCTGGGTAAAGTCCACGCCCTCAATCTGACCACCAGGAGCAATACGAGATTGGAATACCTCGACTGATACGGCAAGAACGGCTGACTCAACCGCGCTGACTCCAACATAAGTTGAAGCCCCAGATAGGGTCGCTAAACCTGACGGAATCACGTTGCGAGCCGTAATATCGGCGTTTGTAATGGCAACGGTAAATAGGTTTTCGATTGAGTCTGAAATTGTAAAAGTACCATTGAAGGGGGAGCCGCAACCTGTAATCACTACGCTTTGACCCTCAGCAAAGTTATTATCGCCTAGCACGGTATATGTGGCGATGTTGTCTTGCAATTCTACTTTAGAAATTGGTGATGCGTACTTGACTAGCATTGGCAGGATTACGGCCTCAGCGGTATCAATAACATCTGTTAAATAAGCATCGTTATAAAGGGATGTAGAAACGCCAAGAATCGACCTTAGCTCTGCGACTGTAACGATTGAAGCCATCTCTACATCCTCTCTATTAAACGACTGGGGGAGCGATCGGGAGCAACCGCTCCCCCATGATTAGTTGGTTACGCTACGTTGAGCTTACGGAAAGCAGCTGGGTAACGGTTGACGACTGCTACGTATGCGTAGAGTCCAATCTCGACCTGGCCGTTTGCAACGACATTGGCGCGAAGCTCAATCTTGTTGCTCTCGTGGAAGCGCATTGCGTTTGATGGGTAAACGAGTGCATGCTTAGCGTTTGCATCGTCACCTGTGTAGTTAGCATCTACTACAAGTCCAAGACCTGCGACTGTACCTGATGTTGAACCTTGTGATACTAGGCCGTTTGCGTTTGATGGTGAAGCGGCTGCGTAGAGTGGGCGACCTGTTGAATCAACCGCTGCAAGAAGACCTGCAAAGTCAATTCCGTCTTCTCCACCTGTGTTTGCAACGAGCAAACGGTTTGGTGTTGAGCGCATTACGCCGTATGAATCAGCAATACCCTTTGCAATAGAAGCATAGATTGTTGCTGCTGATGACTGTGTTGCGTTCTGTGCTGCAATCTGAGCTGCGTAAGCATCTGTCTTGATTGCGTAGCTCTCAGCGAGCTCACGGAGATAAAGGTCAAGGAATCCTGGCTCTGAACGATCTAGGAGCTCGACATCGATGATTCCTGCACCTGCGAACTTAACGACTGTATCTTCCTGGAAAGTAACAGTTGTGTCTGTTGATGAGAATTCTGCGCCTTCAGCTGTAAGAGCTACAGTTGCCTTTGTGCCAAGCTTAGGTGTGAAAATCTTCATGCCTGATGCTGGTAGTGGAGCGCGCTCGATTGAATCAATGAATGGACGTGAATCGTTGATAACTCCGATTACATCGCGTAGGTAGTTAGGTGGAACCATACCTGTATTTTCAGCGACTGTTGCAACCTGAAGAGCTGCTACGAGATCGCGAGCATCTGCGTCACCGCGTGATGCCTGAATTTGTGCCATTGCGTACTGACCTGCTGTTACGTCAAGGTTTACGCGTGGAGCTGAGTAATGAACTGGAGCTGATGCGCTCACAGTTGTTGCTGGCTTTGAGGCTTCAACCGCTTCGGTTGTTGTTGCCTCTGAAACGGTTTCAGACACTAGGCCTTCTCCTTCGGGTAGTGGAACTTCCTCTGTTGGAACTTCCTCGGTATTTTCTGAAGCTGCCACGTCAGAAACGCGAGCAGAATCAATCGCTGGATCTGTGACCAGCGAAACTTCAATGAGCTTTGCAGCGGTAATGTGCATTACTCCTTCTTTGTTATCCCATGCATCGACTTTGACTCCTACTGAGAAGCCATCGCGCAAACCTGTTGATGCCTCAACCAATGCATCTTCACCAGCGCTTGTGCGAGCCACATGGAATACGGCATCGATGCCTTCTGGTGTGATTTCATAGCTCTTGAGAGTGCCTAGCGGACGTGTGCGTTCATGCTCTAAGAGAAGCTTGGTCTTCTTACCAAATGCGATTGAGTTAGGCTCGAATACTGTTTCACCAGCTGATGTATAACCCTTTTCGCCCCAGGTTACGACACGGCCTGTTATCTCGCGCTTGTCGCTATCTGCAGCGACTACGTTCATTGAGAAATTAATTTCCATTGTCGATTAGATCCTCTTCTTCTTGAATTTGCTCTACGGACATTGCACCAATGCGATTAAGAATCTCGTAAACCTGAGCTCTTTGTAGCGCATCTGTACGAAGGAATTCATCGAGCGAGAAGCGGACTTCTTCTCTTGATGATACGAAATCTGGCATTGATAGACGTTGCTCAATGGCGGTAAGAATTGGCTTCATTGAGAAATCGATAAGTGAACGGCGCTCTGAAACTGAGTTGCTATAAGTCATGCTAGTCATCTCAGCGCTTACGAAATAGGCAGGAAGATTGCAAGCGCGAGCCAATTCCAAAGCTACATATTGGCGAGCCTCATTGAGTTGTAGTTTAGCTGGATCGATGCCCAACGCTTGCAATTCAACATCTGCATTTAGGAAAGCGGTTGATTTAGTTAGTCGAGCGGTACGCCATGACTCTAGGAGCTTAGATATACGCTCTGCAGGAAGGTTAGTGCCGTTTGACTTGAGAACCTGTAGTGGTACTGGCTCTTTAGCGAAAGTTTCTGCAGCTTGCTCTAAAGCGTGAGCCGCTCTGATTGTGCGACCTGCACGATTAAGAATTCCTTCATCCATTCCGTAGAATACGACAAGAGAGCCAACTCCCTGGTTTGGCACGTTAGCGCCGTCTACCTGGTAGCCGATAATTTCTGTTTGGTTGCTAT